AATTTTTTAAGTGATCCATTATCAATTTCCATGAAACTTGAGTATCTAAATGGATTAGAAATTGAGTAGTCATCTCTAAAATCATCAGGGTTATCACCAAGGTCGTTATTGACTTTTTCATGAAGCGTATCTTTTGCTTTGTGTTCAAACCAATCAATGGCTTGCTTACAGTATGCATCACCAACGACGTTTTCAAACAAAGCGATGTGGTCTTTTATAATCATTTTACAAAAGTAACGCTATATTCTTTACCAGCTGCTGTCCAAGTAATAATGGAATAGTCATACACTTTTTTATTAATATCTTTATACTCAGTCACATTTTGGCATTGCCGCTCATTCTTGTAACCTGTAATGACCGTCTCTGTCCTAGGCTTATTTGCTTTATCAGCAGCAATAATACCACCTAGTACAGCACCAGCAGCAGCGCCATCGTCTTTGCCACTTACGCCTTTACCCAATAACCCACCAAGGATCATACCACCCAATATATCCCCACCTGATGCTCCGCCACCTTGACGTGTGACAGTTCCATAAATTGGAACTTCTACATTCTGACATACTTGTCGAGTATATGGAGTACTTTCAATTACTGTAGCAAATACATCCTCAATAGTTGCTCTTGTTGTTTCTGCCATAGCAGGAGTTGCAACCACTAATGCTGCTGAGATTAAAATTGATTTCATTGTGTGTCTCCTTCAACGTAAAACCGAACAGTCATTATATTACCTTCTTCACGCTTGACATAATATTCAAGACCATGATTACTAACTAATTTAGATAAAACTTCCCTTAGTTCTTTGGCAGTCATTGTGTTTTCCATCATGTTATATGTATATACTACACCATTTAAAAGAAAATGTACATACTTTTTTAAGGTTATAAAATATTTTTAGGGGCTACAGTTAATTCTTTTACATTATAGGGCTGCTTTATAATCCAATCTATAACTGATATGCAATAATCAATAGGCATTTTGTTTACATTTTTACTAGCTGAACGTTCAGTGTTTATATAACCAAAATTAATGCATGTTGTCTTGACACCTTGTGTAAAAAGATCATGATTAGCTTCTCTCAAAGCTTTCTTTTCGACAGCATATAGTCCTCTAAATGTATAATCACTGGATAATGAACCAATATTAATTATTGTTTTACCTTGATGCGCTGCTTTATATAATAATCTAACTTGATCAAATCCGTCATGTTTACAGTTTATGAATATATCACAGTCCTCTAGATTACCAACATTGCCATACTTTTTTTCTAAAGCTTTGCCTAGTCCTCTACGAGTTCCTGTAATATAAAACTTATTCATTTTTTTTAATAGTCTCAACAATCATTAAGGCCTGACCTAAAGTTTTTATATCAATTTCCTCAATACTTTTCCAATTTTTTTCCATTATCATCTTTGCGCATTCTACTACTGTCATAACGAATCCATCCCTCTAAGTCTTTTGCATCAATCATATCAAACGGTGTCTGTGGCATAGCTGAGTCTGACGTCATCCAACGCTCCTTTAATTCGTGTAGGATATTCACCTATGTAAGTTCCTGCCTGTAGCATATCTTTTGTAATATATGATTTATGCACGTGTTCTATTTGATCCCAATTTTCTAATATTCTTTTTGCGATCAAGTCAAATAATCTATCTGATATGATTGGACTGTCTTCTTCGTAATAGGCATAAGCTGCTATTAAATACCATGGAATATACATGTTGATTGAGTCGTCGCATATATCAGTACATGCCTTTTCAATCTCTCTGGTGTCCATCCCACAACTCCTTTAATTGTTTCTCTAAACGATGCGCTTCTATCTCCCATGGTCTATTATCATACGGCATATCACTACTATAAACATTCTGATTAAACTTTACTTCGTGAGACCAGTTCTGAACCATACGTCGTGAAACATATTGCCATACATGGACCATTTCATGTAAAATGGTTTCTATCATTTGTTCGAGAGGAAGTGATACATCGATGCGGATCGTGAATTCGCGATCTCCTTCATCCATACAGTCGCCGTAAACTCCTTGCTTGTCTGCCAACCTGCGTATCGTTTTAATATTTATATAAACAGGTTTACGAATACGAGGCATTAACGATTGAGAAGCAAAATAAACTGCATCATCAATTGCTTTACGGCGGTACTTAGCACACTTAGTTTCATAATCAATAACAATCATAGAAACATTATACACTATAATTTTGTGATTGTACACTACTTTTTTACATAAATTTCTACATTATCTGGAATATCAAACTTGATTTTATCATGTTTATGATGAAGAATAAACTTTGTTTGATGACTAAACTCTTCAAAGAGGCCTTTCCAGATAGGTCTCCAGTTATCATTTAGTCGTACATTATTACCTGCACCACGATCAGAGTTTAGATAAAAGTCGGTGCAGCTACGAAGATTCATGTCAAATAAGCTATCAAATCCGTATAGATGCATTTCATCTGGTTTAAATGTAGTAGCAGCGTAATGTGCTGCAAAGTGTCCGCAGTTAAAGTCTGTATAGTTATTCACGTATTTAGGTAAAGTAAGATAAAACTGTCTAATTTTTTGAGCGTGTTTCATATAAAATTGAGGTTTCATTTCCATCCATTTTTTTGGCCTAAAACCTAATACCCATGGACCAGGAACATCAACACTACCTTCGTGGATCGCTGCCATCATTTTAAAATCAACAATACAAGTAGTATAAGCCCCTTCTACGGGAAACGGAGGTAGGTTACATGTAATCTTTACACCTTTAGACCCCTGTTTGTACATAGTAGCATTGTCGCCATTACCAATTAAATGAAGTACTTTAGTCATGATTTACCTGCTATCTTATCCTTAATTCTGTCTTTACCTTTTTTGCCGGTCCAATGCATTACAAGTTTATCCTGGCTGTCTTCTTTGTCATTTTCTAATTGAACTCTTAGCCAGTTATACTTATTAGGAATTTCAGTTATGTTTATCATCTTATCAAGAGGTGTAGGAAGCATAGCATGCAATGTTTCTTGATCACCTCGCTTTGGACTATGTTGAACCTCGTTCATCCATTTACGTAAGATCTCAGGTTTGCCCTTGACTCCTACAACACCAGAATTGTGCCAATCCTCTTTATGCCGCTTTTGCCATGGCCTATCTATAGCCATAGCTAATTTACCAGCTTCAACATGATCAAATACACTACTAATATCACCCAATACTTCACAATCTGTATCAAGCCAGACTGTAGTAGGTGATGGGCTATGGTACAAAGCATATGGTTTCAAGAACCAACCACCTACTTTAGTATCTTTAAGCTGCAAAAATAAGTCAAAGACTTTAGTTGTCTGCATCCATGCTATAGTGCTCTGGTCAACCCCAAAATCACAAAAACAAATAGGGGTGTCATTATGCTTACGGTAATTTTCTATGAACCAAGGTAACATCCATGCCTGGCTTTGATCGCAGCCAGTCATAAACATATTTTTATGCTTCTTCAATTTTGTAGGTTTCATTATAACTATGCTTAGCTAAGCATCCTTCTTGTTTTTGAATAGTTGTAAAGTTGTCACGGGCTTCAACAGGCCATGGATAATATTCTTGTAAGCCAGTGAATGTATGTATATTTAAAAATACATCAGTAGGCTTGGCAGCCTTTTTTGCTTGATAAATCAGTTGCTCCGCACCCTTAGGCGATACGCGATATGCATGAGCACCAGGAAAGTACGGCTTTGAAACTAAAGGTCCTACACCCAATTGCGTTGGTATGTTGAATCTACCATAAGAAGGTTTTCCAAAACTGATACATTGTTGAAATGGTACATCTGGTATTTTATCTACCAATACAGCATCATGTTCGAATATAGTTATTGTTTCATTGGTCTCAACTGCTCGCTTCCATAAGCTATAATGAGAAAGAAAGGCAGCAACGCAATTATTTAACCTAGAATATTTTTCTTTAAACCCGTCGAAACTAATGCCCTCATCTTGCATCATTGCATCTAAGTCAGTATTTTGGGGCGTGATAGCTTCAAAATACTTAATATCCATTCCGTATTTTACCCCAGACCGAATTGTGCGTTCAGCAACATTTACTGATCGGTGATTGTTTACAATAGTAATAACATAATTTTTCATAATGTAGTACTCGATTTTATTCCTTGAACTGTAGTGTAATAAGGATATGCTTGCTGTAACCATGGGAAAAACTGTTTACACATCAATGCGTCATTAGGCCACATACCAATTTCATTTACCTTATCTAGTAGATATTGGGCAGCTTCTGGTTTTATAGCATAAGCAGAATTACCGGCTATACCCTGTGGTATGTGCTGCTCATCTATCCATGGCGCTTCACACGCACCATTGATTGCTGTTTGCCGTGTAAGCTTATCGTATAACGCTGCTTTACGAGTGGCACCAATAGGATTGTTCAAACCTAAAACACCACCAGTGAATGCATGTCTAATTTCTTTTATATCAAATTTGGTAGTAAATTCAGCGTCGTGTTCTAATATAATTATGGTCTCATTTAATTCTGTTGCCATTCTCCACAACCTCATATGAGACACGAGACACGAGACAACTTTAGTGTAATCAGTTGCTCTATATCCTGTAATTTTCATTCCACTTTTTACATCAATCTTCGATTCAGCAGGAGATTTTGGATATGTCCATTTATCTAACGTCATATTAAAGTGTGTCAAATGTTCGTTTAAATTAAATGGAGTTGTTGCGTCTATAAGAAATGGATTTATTACAGACTTTGTATTTTTTATTGATTGTAAACACTTCCTAGCGGCTACAGTAGAGCTGTGGTCGTTCAGCATAGTTATGATAAATGTTTTAGTAAAGCTTCTTAGAGGAAACTTTTTACCTATTTTAGGTTGTTCTACGAAATTAGATGCAATAGCTGAAACTAGATCACTCATATTCTATTCTTACGATCTGATACTTTTTGTTTAATTGCTACTTCACGTTCTTTTTCCCACCAGCCATCGTCATAATTATTTTTGTATTGTCGTAACTTAGCATCCATTTTCTTAGCCATCTGATATGCTTCATCGAGCTTTGACGTAAGCTCTTCATACTTTGGGTGCAGTCTCATATTATCATACATTATGTCGTACATTTCACGATGAACTTCACAAATAGTACGTCCAAACTTTTCTTTATAAAGCTCATTAAATACTGTCTTATCACTCATTTGAATCCCTTACTTGTACTCATATTAGGTCCTGAAAATGCAAAGTACTGTGGATCTGCATATTCAATATTGACATTTTTTGTATTGATAAAAAAGTCGCTTTGATCCCATCCTTCCATGCGCATAGATTCTAAAAGTCGAGTTGCTCCTTTAGGAGTGATAGCATATGCTGCAGTTCCTGGAATCAAATAGCCACCTTTAAATTTATTTTCTTTCCAATATTTTAGAGATGATACTAATGGCCGAACTGCTGGCTGCTCGTCTTTATATATGTATGAATATGCATGCTTTTTCCATAAGTTTTTATTATGCCTAAATGCTGCATCTAAGTTTAACACAAGAACTTCATCAAAGTCTGGATAATCATATTCTCTAATGCACACTGCATCATGTTCTAAAAATATCATAGTCTCGTTTTTATCTACAACTTTTTCCCAGAATAACACATGATTAAAGAAACAAGATTTCTTTGTATGATACATCGGCTGCTGTTCTGTTTCATATGCATATGCTCTGCTATTGACCACTGGTTTAATGCGATATAATTCTTCAAAATAACTAAGACTTGCAGGCGTGATGCCACTAACAAGTTCTGCATCTATTATACCAAACTTTTCACAGCTTTGTAAACAGTTATTTGCAGCCTCATTAGATTTAGTGTGAGATTCTATGTAGATAATGTTTGCCTTCACGGTAGTTTAATACTCCATTGAACACTACCATGAGCACTTAAATTTAGACCGCGTTGAGAAACAAATTCATTAACAGCTTTCTTCACTCCGCCTTTATCGGCAGTCAAGCTTTTCCACTTGTAGTCATCGCCAATAATAAGTCCACCAGGTTTTACAACTTCAATAGCATTATTTAAATCGTTCTTGACACCAGTATATGAATGATCTCCATCAATGTAAATCCAATCAAGTTTTTCACCCGCCTTTTTATACTCTTCAAACCATTGAGTTGCTGGTTTGCGAATAATTTCGGCCTCCTTATAACTTGAAAACTTACTTACAACCCCATTATAAATTTTGTCATAGTACTCTTGGAAATCTGCAGGATGCTTTGAACCTACAATTTTTTGATATTTGTTGTAAATATTTGTCAAGCTAATTGTAGGATCATTTACTTGAAATGCCTCATCATAACCTGATAAGGACCAAGCATCTACCATGTAGAATTTTTTTAGTCCTTTTTTAAGAAACTTTTCAGAAGAACTACCTTTCCATACGCCAATCTCAGCACCGATCGTTCCTGATTTAATTAAATGTAGTATTTTATCTGAGTCTTTATTGACTCCTGCATTTGCCATCATATCGCTGTTCTCCACGCATTTTCAGACCAATAGTTTTTAGTAGCACCCGTATCAAAATCAAAGCCCCATGTTTCGATATCATCTTTATACCAGTCGGCTACTATTTGAATTGTTTTTTCGTTATACAAATCTCTGTAAGATCCTTTATTTAATCCTGTCACATTACGTGCACGTGTCATGGATGGAAGCTTAAAGTACATGCAAAGGTCTTGATTTAGATTTTCAAACCTCATAATATCACATTTGATATTACCCTTTTTATCAGTCACATAATCATACGCAGGATACCAACCACGAATAGCACGATGCCACATGTATTCCATATTACCCCATTGCTCACGTTCCTCGAGAAAGTGTTCAAATGAGTCTAACTTATACTTACCGACTGGGGCATCAGCTTTCTTTTCTACGAATGTTGTTTTTCTTGCAAAAAAATAACGTGATACAACACGGTCCCATGGGTTACGGACAATGGCAAATGAATCATACGCATTAGTCAGTTTGGGTGATACGTCCTGCCATCGAGCATGCTCAAACCCATGGTGGTCACCAATAGAATCCATGTGGCTTTTTACAGCTTGGGTATACTCTTTTGACTTATGAGCTTTAGGTCCTGCAGGAATAATTCGTTCACGTAACAAGTCACTATTACGAACAGTCATACCGGCATTCTTTGGGATATGTATAAAAATCTTAGGTAGAAACATATTCTTCTTTCTTTTTCAATAAAACCATTGTGTGTTCAGATGCAACTACATCATAAAACTCAAGCACCCTATCATACCTTGGTCTCTTATTCTTGCCATAGTCATGGATAAAAACAAAGCCGTCATCTCTAATATTATCTAGTACAGATTCAGCAACCCATTGTCTTGCTCTTCCATCAATGAGAACAACATCAAAGATAGTATCTTGTGTCTTTGGCCAATTAATATAATCAACAAACCATTCATATTTAGCAGGCTTTAATTTTTCCTTTTTTGGAATAATATTAGGTGGAACATGAAAGTACTTAATATTTGGTAGATGTTTAATGTCACTACTAACTTTGTTATACCATTTTGCATCATGCTCTACAGAGTAAAGAGTTCGCACATGCCCTGATATAATTGCTGTGCTACGCCCTGAACCATATTCTAACATAATTTGGTCTTTATGTAAATAGGATTGTAGAAACTCCCATTCATTAGGTTTCATTAATGGTATAATCATATTTGTTCCATAAGCTCCTCAATGTTCTCACCACTATCGGGCAGATGGTCCTTTAAAAAGAAGTGGACAAAGTGTGCTTCCGGAATCTTATCATTATGGACTGCCGTGTATAATGCGTTCCATTTCCAATCCAACCGCTGAACTTCTATTTTCTTTTTCTTAAACCAATAGTTAAGAGTAATTTGATCGGACTGCCACTTAAATGGCCCTTTACCATTAATAAGATCCATTAGCATTGGCTGTTGTAAAAATTCACGTGCTGTAAGACCATTTAAAGCTTGTAGCATTAGGTTACTATTATATAGCATAACACCAGAGTTAAAAAAACCAAAGCCTGTGGTTATATTAAAATCATTCCATTTTACAGGAAGGGCTGAAACCATTCGTGAATACGCTGAGATCTTTTGGGCATAAGCTTCATTAATTGGCATATCAGCTTCATACACACTAGCCACCACCTTTCCCTTATCAAGTTCTTGGAAAATATCAGGTGCATCTGGTCTAACATAAATGTCTGCATCAATTACACAGCAGGCATCATAGTCATCAAAATAATTAAAAACATTTTCTTTTTCAAAGATAGGCATATAACCAAGTCTTTTCCAGCCGCCAGTCTTACCCTCACGTTCATTCATAAACGGATCTGGCGCTAAACGAATAATGGGACCTATTTGTAATTTATAATCAGCCCCAATACGATTAGCATAAGCTTCGACAGATGAAGTACAATGCTCATACAACTTACTCTGCTGGCCAATAGCCACTTGATATATAAGTTTCTTCATATTAACCCCATTAGCTCATTTACATTTTCGCCATTATTAGGAAGCTTTTGTTTTAGAAAAAAATGAACAAAATTACATTCTTTGATTTTAGTATTGGCTGTAAACAATCCATTCCATTTCCAATGTAAGTCATGAATTTTCATATTTTCTTCTTTAATCCATACGTTTAATAACGTTTGATCTGTTGACCATTTCCAATTGCCTAATCCATCAATAAACGGTTTAAACCTAGGTCTTAATAAAAATTGATGTGGAGTTTCGCCGTTTAGATAATTAAGTAATGATTTATTAATAACCATTACACCCATGTTTCTAAATTCTGCACCGCATCCGCTGGGATGTTTCCAGTCAAATAGTTTGTTTAAAGGTGTCATGCCATATTGCTCACGAGAGTAATTAGCAATTTTTTTCTTATATTGGGGAGTTATAGGCATATCTCTTTCGATGGAAGCAGAAAAATCAACTTTAGTTCCTACTTCTTCAAAAAGAGAATCATTGCATTCTGGACGGATCCATACATCAGCATCAATAATAGCAACCTGATCATATGAGCGCAAATAAGTAAAAGCGTTTTCTTTTTCAAAGATTGGAAGAAACCCGCCGTATTGTTCCCATGCTCTTGGGTTTCTATTTGTTTGGAAAACATCAGGCTTAATCATAAGAATAGGTTGGCGCTGACAGATGTAATCAGCGCCTATTCTATTTGCGTATTCTTTTACTGAAGATGTGCAATGGTCGTAAAGTTTAGATCTCTTGCCCGTGTATACTTGATATATCAATATCTTCATAATCTAGTCCTACATAATTTCTATTTGGATTTTTATGGTCTATTGTATTTAATCCATCAATATTTATTTGTTCTATATAAAAATAATCTCGCATTTGATGTTGCTTTTTTATATTACAAATAGAACCAATAAAACCATCGGAGTTTTGATCTATTTCTGATGCAACCGCACCTGCTATTAGTCTGCATGCAAGTTCTGGTGTAATGTAATATCCTGATCCAGCTGCTAATGCTTTTCCTTTAGGTCCAAAATCTCTATCCATATATGAAAGAAGTTTATATCCATGACCTTTAAAATCTGGCAATTCTTTTTTTAGTAACGAATCGTGTTCAATTATAACTATTGGATTATGTTTAGTAACACAAAGGCACCACAACTCAAAATGACTATACCAAACAGCCTTTTCAGTTTCTGTAAAGGGCCTAATACCACTTTTGCTTTTTTTCATAGCAAAATCTAACTTTGCTTTTTTATATAAATCCTTAGGTGTTACTGCTTCAAATAAATTTATTTTATAATTTAATTTTTCCCAACTAGGAATAGTAATTCTAGAATACATCTGTGAAATAGGATGTTTAGACATTACTATCATGTGTATATCATATGTGTCATAATTTATCATACAAAAGCGCCGAAAGATTCCTCATTTGTCATGTTAATTAGTTCATCTAAATTATGTTTACAATTTGGCATGACGCGTATGATTTCATCAGCACTATAAAATTTTTCTTTTTCATCTTGTTTAAAAAACTCAAATAATCGATAATCATCTGCAAATACTTCTTTCATAAAAAAACTATAGGCAAATTTTGCATAAGCCGGAGAAACTATAAATCCGGCCCTGTGATCAGGAGCAAGATTATTGGGGGCCATTCTAAAAAAAGATATATCATTATCCATATATCTTGCTGGTATATCATATTTTAATGTTGTACCGGCATAGACTACAATAACAGGGGTATCTAGCGCTCTAATTTTATGAAATATTCTAACTATATCTAGTAACTGAAATAATCTAATAAATTGTCTCGTCGATATAGAAAATCCAATGCTACCCGCTAACAAATTATTATTTAAGCCCTGCAAAACGGCCACAGCTTGCGAAGCCCGCGTCATTCTTAACTGACGTTTAAAATTCCATAATCCCCATCGATGTTGAAAAACGTCCCCTGTTGTTTGTGCTCTGTTTATATCAATTTCATTTTCTTTATCACAAAAACAATAGATGGGAATATCTCTTGGTATAAATTCTGTCATCTGTAGTCATCCAAGTTAAAGTTTGTTCCATGCATTTTATAAAGATCTCTTTCATGATTTGTATATACTAAAACTTCAGGATCATCTATTAGAAAATCGCAATCATTGCAATAAGAGGGCCAATTACCCATCTCATGATCTTTACGTAGCTGATTGTATTTATAACCGTACCATATCTCTTCTAAGGTATTTTTAGACAAATGACCGAGAACCGCTTCGTCATCACGTCCGAGCACTTGACAGCATGGGTGAATAGCGCCCAGGTTGCCGCCAATACCACCGGCACGAATGACAACGTCAGGGGAAAATGGCCGGCCACAGGTTTTTCTAGAACCTTGTCTTTCATAGTTTGCATCATATACTCCGCTCCAATTATGCATCTTCCATATTTCACTCTTTACACCAGCATCCTCAACAATTTTTCGATATTGTTCTACTTCATAATCAATATTATTATTATCAAGAATTAAGTGATAGGTAGCTACCACACAATCTGAAGATGTAGTACGAGCATAATCTGCTGTCTCTTTAAGATTTGACTTTACTGTTTTAAATGAACTGCTATTCATCCATTGGCGATATGTCTCCTGATTATAACCAATCATAGAGAAACGAATAAAGTCAGCGCCGGCGTCAATTACTTCATGCATAAATTGGCCTGTCATCCGATAGCCGTTTGTAAACATAAACGCCTTGGCACCGTATTTTTTTACAATTGCCACATATTCTGGTAAGTTACGATTAAGTGTTGGTTCACCAGATCCTTCTAAATTAACAACGTTTAATCCAGCTTCAGCGCATTGTGCAACATAATCCTCAAAGACGTCTAAAGGCATCTTTTTTAACCAATTTTTACCGCGGGCACCTGTTGTCCCATCCGTATTTGTTTGTGGACACATTTGACATGTATAATTGCATCCACCATTAATTTCTATTACTGCACGATCAATATGCATTTACCATCCATTCACAAATTTATTAAATAAGTGCTTATAATTATAAGCCTGTTCATTAGCTTTTTCCATGAGATATTCTATTTCTTTTAAATTTTTATCAATTAAAAATGTGCTGTCTTTTATCCAAACAGCATGAGGTGTATGCCATTCTGTAATAGAACTACTACTAAATACTATATGAGGTTTAAAAAAATTTTTAGACATGTAATGCCACATGCCTTCATAAGAAATACAACACTCGCAAGTTCTTATGTGGTACATAGCTTCAGAAATAGGTGTTCTGTAACATAGCTCAACTACTTCATAGCCAAAACTTTTAAGAGCAAATATAATTCTATCCCACTCATGATTTGAGATAGGTATTTTATATCCACTTAATTGCTGCGCTGCATTAAATGTAGGTCTCCATATTACTATTTTATATGATAAGGGATCTGTATTTATTGTAGGATCAAAAGACCAAAATCTATATAACTCAGAGTTTTTTATTCGTGTTATTCCTTGATAAAATCCTTTATATAATTTCGTGTCTGTACTATTAAATACTGGTTTTACATGTACCATTTCTGGCCACATGTATCTCTTCCTTACATATTCAAATCTAGCATAAACTGTTTCTGGATCTTCATAATGATGAGCATATTCTTTATCATGATAAAAATTAATTTCAAATTTAGTAGGTTTTTGATTAACAAACGCACGCATAGATGCAATGTTTAAACCATACATTGAATCACCAATTCCTGCAGTTGTTTTCCATCGTATTGTATCTAGTCCGTAGTTATCTTTCCAGTTACCTGCCCAGTGTTTCCATAGATTCATAATAATTAATTATAGTTTTAGCTATTTCGTATGAAACATCAAAATTTTGCCTAAATCTATTTCCCTTTGCGCCAGTTTCGATAAAGCTTCTTAGGTTATGTATAGTACCAGAATGTTCCTCTAATTTATAGTCCTTTACCAGTTCTATCCATTGCGATCGCAATGTCAATATTCTATATATCGTCGTCATATGTACCTTTCATTCGAAACAATCCCATGATACCTGGGCTGACACACCATTCTTCAGTTGTAGATGACCATTTTTCATTTGTATAAAAATAGTATTTAGGGTCATGCCTTTTACTAAATAACCCAAATTTTAATTTAGCCATACGTCTTACTTCAGGCTGTTCTATATTATCTAATACTAAATAATTAGGTTTTATTTTCATGCATGTTTGCAAATCCCTTGTAACGGATATCTTGTTATGATTGCCATCCACAAAAATAAAATCTATTTCATCATCTTCAAATTTTTTCCAATCATCCCAAATAGGCTTAGGTTCATGATGATGTATTGGCCAATATTTTTTAATTTGTTTAGCGTTAAGACTAGATATAGGATCAGGATCATAGCTAACTAAATATTCTAAATTTTTAAAAACAGTCATCATTATTAATGAAGCATGTCCTGCGAACATGCCAATTTCAATTACTTTCTTTGGATTGATTAATTTATTAATGTCTATCCATGGATTAACCATATCGGGATTATTCAAATCCGTCCAACCCCACTCATCCTTTGGATATCTTAAATAATGATCATCTATTCCTAAAATGTTCTTTGCCATATCTTTTAATTAATTCCCTATCAACTGTGAATTTTAAATTACCGGCGATTATTGTTTTTCTTGTATCACTAGTAATGGTTGGAGATCTATGTACCAAAAATGTTGGAAAATATATTATATCACCCTCTTTAACATCAAATTGTCCATAATTTAAAAATTCTGTAGAATCAGATGTATTTTCAAGTTCTACATAGTAAACAAAAGCCCAATGACCGCTATGTTGATGCCAACCAAAACTAGAACCTTTAAAGTATTGTTGATACCAATATTGTATCTCTTGATTAGGATGTTTAGGAGTCTCAGTTCCTGCTGCACGTAATCCATATTTTTCACAAATTATATTATTAAATTCAAATAATATATTATCTACCAATTCTTTGTAAGTCCTAGGTTCAGGTTCATTAAAGTCATAATAGTAACCTTCTTTATTTGGTTTAGAATTACATCTTTTTTTCATTAATTCTATTGAATCTAATAACTTTGGTTTCCAATAGTTGTGATCTTCTACAGAAAATTTATGTACAAAGTCTGGAAGATTATCCCTGTAATTGCTGGTTGTCGAGTTCTTCATAATCGTGTTTGTCATCATACATAACTTCATTTAACATTTGTTTTGAATTATTATCAGCCACTTCTCGGATACGAAACTCTTTTTCCAGTGATGCGCTTTTATGCTTACCACGGTTTTTGTTGCGGGGGTCGAAACGTGAATATTTTGCCATTAGCCTTTCCTTTAATAACCTAGCATTTCTTTTGTCATAATATAATCTCTTACAAAATCTGATCGGACAATGTCTTCCCAACCAAAATTTATAATCTCAAAATTCTTAAGCTGCTCTACGATCTGTAGAAACTTAACAATACCTTGCTTTTCATCATCGTATTTAAAATCACTCTGTTTATAATCACCGCTGAAAATAATTTTTGTAGATCTACCTACGCGTGTTATAACAGAATCAAGTTCGTGGAAGTTTAAGTTTTGCATTTCATCGACAACAATAATAGCATTATCAAATGTGGTACCACGTATAAAAGATGTTGACTCAAACTGAATTTGGCCACCAATAAGCATTTTGTTATAAGATGCCTTATCGCCAAATAGCTCACAACATATGTTTTTATACGGTGTGGTAAATGCATCTTCTTTTTCAGCTTTAGTTCCTGGTAAGAATCCCATATCTCTTGTTGGTACCATAGATCGCACAATAATTAATTTATCATAATCAGTATCTTTATCTAGTACGTCTTCAAGGGCGAGATATAATGCATTAAAAGTTTTACCTGTACCTGCTGTTCCTGTTAATACAAGATTATATCCTTCATCCCATGCTGCATAAGTTTTCTCTTGGTTTAAAGTAATTGGGTCAAACTGTAGTAAATCATCTAAACGTACAGTCATGGAATTGTTCACTGTTTTAATTCGTTTTTTCATTATGTCTCTATTGTATTACCACGACCTGATTTTTTCTTAATACCCTTCAGCATATCGTTCCATTCGGTCCCTGCCATTTTACGTGCAGTGTCACCGTGACCTGATATAAATTTTGCTGTTGAGAGTTTTTGTTTGTACTTGCCTTCTGCAAGTAATGCTTCTCGTTCTGAGAGAGAAAGAGTCATATCTGTCTCTTCACCAGACTCGATGTTTATCATTGTGTAATTTGGCATTGTTTATCCTATGTCAGCTGACTATATTATAACATAAAAAATAACCAGCTGACACAGTTATTTTCCTCCTATGAGACTTCAGCTATACGACTTGAAAGAAACTCGTGTTTTCGTTTGAGTTTCGACACTAGGTCCTTATTACCTTTCTTTACAACCTTATTAATATATTGTTCTAATTCTAGTAAATCGTTACGTAATCTTTCGAGCTGAATTTTACTCATTGGTTCTCCTATAGTTATTATTATTTTAGAATTAAACCTGGATATGCCTCCTGTACTAGTTTTTTTGTGATACCTTTTGCTGGTTGTTTTTTATCAATCATATTACACAACAACTCAGCGTCTTTGGGATGAACAATCTCTAATGTATCAATAAAGAGTTTTTCACGGCGGAACGCAGGCATCTTTTCACCTGGTCCGCCTTTCACCCAATTAGCAAATTTTCTATTATGTTTGAGTAAGTTTGATGGAACACTAGATTCCTCTGCTGGTTCATATGGTGGTTTACCTTCTGGTAATAGCCATTGAACACTATCATCAAATATACCGCGGAGCACATCTTTTAGTGCCCAGTTATTTTGATGCTCTTGAAGAATTTTAATCTTATCTGCCTTTGTTTTAGCAGCAGAAGCTTTTTCTATAATTTCGTGTACACGCCACGTAACTTTATTTACCATATCAAATAAATTCCTTAACGTCTTCTAATAATCTACGACAGCGTTTATCGACAAGATATTGAAAAACCTTCTTAGAATTTTCTTTCTTATCTTGGCTGTTAAACGTATTTATAATATTTTGTTTTAGATCAGCTGGTGTTGATTCAAGATCTATTAACTTTCTGTTACGTTGAATGTTACGAAAAACATTCTGTCCTTGTGAGGTAGGATCTTCCATCAACGCCTCCATAATTGGCTTGCGTAATGGAGTTTGTCTTACACCATCTACGAATACATTATCTCCTGATAAAACGTTTGGTACACCATCTGATACATCACCTTTCAGTATTAATTCCAGCAATTGTTTTCTAGGATGCTCTACCTTTATATATTTCTTTGTCATAGGAGAAAACTGCGAAACGTTATTATATTTTTGCAATTGCGCAAAATCTTTATCAGCTGAAATAATCATAACATCTTCGTGATTACCAAACTCTTGTGTATCTTCCACTAAGACGCCAATTACATCATCTGCCTCACAACCTTCAATCTTAATAGTTTTGTAGGGAAAATGCTCACCTAGTTCTTCCCATACCATATTAATCACACGAAAAATTTCGTTCCAATCCATCTTGGAATCTTTACGACCTTTTTTACGAGCGGCCTTATATTGTGGAAATGCTTTATAACGCCAATTGCCACCAGCATCACCTGCAATAACAACCTCACCAAATTTGTCTTTAAACTTAGTTCTATACATACGTATAGAGTTTAAAATCATATGGCGAATTAAGTTCTCATCAATGTCTAATTTCTGTGTAATGATATTAGAAATCGCGATGCCATTGTAGTCAATAATAATCATAGTAAATCCTATATACTGTCCCTGGCGTAATGCCCTTACTTATTATACACACTATTTCAGGGGATGTACATTACTTTTTTAGGTGTTTTGAATGTATTTTGCAACCAATAAATTCGTTGTAGTATTCGTTGCTAAATAGAACATCCCTTGCGAATTGTTCTTTAGCTTCATAGTATGAACACTCTCCCTTTGTTTTACAAAGTTTGAGAATTTCTCTATTAAAATTACCAATTCCTTTAGATTCTACAAGTGTTTGTACTTCCTTACTGGAACCAAAATAGGTGCGCCAGTCGGACTCTACGCGCGTCTTAACGCGCCTCTTGCGGGTCTTAGTGATAGGTAAGGTCTTGGGTTTCCAAAAGAATTTTTTACCGACATACTTCTTTCCAGTATCTAATTCGGTAATCATATAGACAAAACCCTGATATTCTTCAGGTGTTTCGTTAAACTCTTTATCTTCATATATCCACATAAAAAAATAGCCCCTTATCTGGGGCTATTTATAGTTTTAAGAATCAAATGTTTCAAACTCAGTAGAAGTGCCACACATTGGACAGAACTGAGGAACTTCCTCATTATCTATCACCATGACCTGTGTCTCACACTCGCAAGCATCACACTCTGTCCAATATTCTTCTTCCATTTATGACCCCTTAAAATGTGATTTCACAAGCACCGCCCTGGCACGCTATGGCGCCCATCGTATCTATATCAGTAAATTCTTTTTGATTTAGTTGTGATACGAAATCAATTGGTTTAATATTCTGTTGAATCTTAACCCACTTGTGAAGTAAGAAAACGTCCTTCAAACAATATTCTGTTTCTTTCAAACTACCATCAAAGTAATTATCAGCAAATTTATTGTAGCGACGAATCCATTCTTTGTTTAGATCAGAAACTTCACCACGGTACTCTTCTGGCATTTGAGCTTGCATCGTAGCATCCCACAAGTCACGGAAACCTGACTTACGAGTATCAACAATCAAACCAGATGCAAACAAAGCTGCTTTACCATACTTTGCCACAATTTGATCTTCATCAAGTACTTCTGTCATAGGTGCTTGTGCAAAGTCTTTGTCGCCCATACCAGCTAAGAAACTAATTCCTGCAAATGAGTAACGGTTGTCATACACATAGTCTTCTACTTCAGACCACATATGAGGTTGTACGGTAACTGTGTTTGATACGTTGTGACGAATAGCCGGTTGAGCACAAAGTTCTACGTTTGTACCAGCTTCTACCCAGTTGTTCTGTACCATAGACACTTTTTCAAGAAGAGCTGTACCATATGTTTCTTCACGATACAACGATCCTGCTGGAGCTACAATTGGAAAGCCAATGCAGTAATCAGTACCATTAGCTGACCATACAGACTCTTCAACCATATATGGATTGCTTTCAGCAATTAGTTTAGCCACTTCTGTATCTTTGTTCAACTGGATGTGGCGAATGTAACGTGGTGAATGTTCTGCATGAATCCCAGAAGCAGTCTGAAGTAGTACGGATGCGTTACCAGAAGGCTTGACACATGTTGTGCGTGCAGCAGGATTGATACCAGTCAATGCAGCAACTTCTTTATTCACTCGCTTAACGATCTCAGCGCCTTCACGTTGAACATCAGCATCAAATAAAACATCTGGGTTATTCATCCAACCTGTTACAGACACACCCAATAGAGCTTCACGTTCAAAGATTTTCTTTGTGTTTGCATCCAAGTATTTGAATTCTGTATATCCAGCTTGGAGTGTGCCTAGAATAGCACCGGCACGACACGCTTTAAAAAATTCTTCTTTAGTTGTGCATTTGCCGCCATTAATCTCTGTCAAGTTACACCCTTGCCATCCTGACTGTCCATCAATCTGTGGATACATGCCAATCTCAACACATGGGTTCGTTGTAAAATCTTTATCTTCAACAAAATAAAATCCAGGTTCACCGAACTCTTTAATCGATCCCATAATAGATTTAAACTGTTCTCTAGTAATCTCATCGCGCACAATTACAGCTGAGTTGTTAGAACGACCACGCTGGGGATTGTCTGTGAACCAGTTGCCTGTTTTAGCATTAATCATCTCTTCATCAGTTGCTGTGAACAAACAAATGGTTGCAGAACGACGAACACCGCCAGCCAACACAGCATCAGCAGCATGCATAGCAATATCATATACATCGATAGGACGCAGGCGTGTCTCGCCTTTCAACACACGAGACTGAATCAGATGTTCAATCTTATCCAAGGCCTTACGGAGTGGTTCTGGACCTGGAGCTTTAAAACCACCATTAATCATTGCGCCCTTTGGACGTACAGAGTTCAAATCAAAATAAACCTTACGGCCAGCCATTTCAGGGAATTGCTGATCTGCTGTGAAATATGACGACATCAATGCACCCAATGCATCTGCCCAACCTTCCACAGAATCTACAACGACCCAACCTTTAGCTTGCTTTTTACGATCTGCGATGTCAGGCAAACGTGCTGTATGATGATCTTGTACAGAGAATCCTGCACCAGCACCACATAGAAGAACGTAAAACAACTCTGAGAAAAAACGAGGCCGGTCGGCATATGTTGATGTACAATTGTACATCCGCATTTGGTGCTTACGTAGTTGATCTCCACCAAACTGTAGTGCACGTTGCGCTCCTAGAGCATACTTTAATTTGTATAGTGATTCGGCTTCGTCAATCATTAATGACAGTTCTGGTGTCATTTTATCTTTATAGTAGTCGCGGTGCATATCCATAACACGTGCCACCGACTCTTCCCACGTTTCATACCGATCTTTAGATTCATCCCATCTTGAATAGCCTTCATAAAACTTTGTGTCTGACATAACAGCACGTAGATCGTAATCTCTATTGTTAGGAACCACTTTGAGCATTTAACACCTCTTTCGAATAAAAATATTAATACCGCATAACGCATTTATGCAGTTGGGCAATTAGATTGTCTTTGATTTTTAGGTAGTATTATATATAAAAACGGCTTCCTAGTAAACACTAAAAAGCCGCGTTATTGAACAAATATATTTTTTTTATTTTTTAGAAGGTTGCTCTTCTTTTGAAGGTTCTTCTGTCAACGCTTCTTCGTAGTAAACAATGATGGCTTGCTGATCTTTGACGTACCTACGAAGCTCTGCGATGCCTAGAGCAAGGTTCTCATAGCCTTTCGGTGTTATTGCAAATACAACGGTATTGCCTGTTTTACCTTGAATCTCTTTAATCTTTTCTTCAAGGTTCTCTTCTGTAATAACAAACCAATCAACTGGAGGAAACTGCACAGCTTTAGGGCGTTCTTGAATTGGAATATTTTGTTTCTGATACTGAGTAGTAACCACTACTTCAGCTTCAGGTGCTCTACTGCTGCACGCTGCCAGTATCAGTGGGCTTATCGCTAGGAGGAGTAGTTTCGTCTTCGATCCGGCCAATAAGTTTGTTAACTGCATTGTTAACCCTGTCTTCAAGTCCTTGTGCATTTGTTAATGCCTCCATAGTCAAATCTATTTTTGCGAACACACCTCTTAATTTATCAAGGTGCCTTTGGGATTGTTGTAATCTGTTAGTAAGATCTTTATTTAATTGTTCATTCTTTTTTGCATCAGCTGCCATAGTCTCTACAGTGTTTTGTAATGTCTCAGCTGCAGATTTTAATTTAACATTATTCTCTCGCAGTGTTCCAATAGTTTCTTGTGACCACAAATAATAAGAGTAACCGCCGTAACCAACGCTACCGAGAATACTCATTAAGAATAACATTAAATATAGTTTAGCCATTGTCTTCCATATACTTTCTAAATTTCTTTAAAAGAACTGGGGTTTTATCTTTACGTCTACGCCTATCAGTCATATGTATTTCTTTACCAACACGACGTCTAAATATATGTACTGGCAGCCGAGAAGGGCCCATAGCGGTTTGCGCAGGATTAGGAATCGATGCCGTGCTAGTCGCTGCTACATCTTCATTTACTTCACCGCAAGTACATGGCTCGCAATTACATTTGCCACAGACCCAATCTACTGATTCAGGCAAACGAGACTTAGCATGTGCCTTACCATAAACTGTGTCATGCCAATGCCAGTCATGTCCATCATAAGGATTCTTCTTTTTAATCTCAATACGATATTCACCAGTATGACGGTCATTGTGGTCGTAGTTCTTGCGAACACGCCAGGTCTTACCCTTGTGAGTAGTCTCTACCTCACCGTCGTTACCAGCTCTCTTCCATCTTGGCTTCATCTTGCCAACTCTCCGATCGTTACGTATATTGACTGTCTTGTACGTGAATGAGTTGCTTCATACACATCTAGACCAAACACATCACCAACAGGATAGCAGGATTCACCTACAGTTACCATATCACGTTTATAGACAACCTCATCTAAAGTATTATTTATCATCTTGTCGTTCATCACCTTATATGTGCCAGGTGACAGACGTTTATCCTCAAGTACAAACCATTGAGTATTCTCTGCAATGAAGTCTAATGGATCTAAACCAGCATATTGAATAGCTTCTTTAAGTTGTTTGTCTGTTATGTTAAACTTCTCTTTTAATAGATAAAGGGCAGCAGCATAAGATGCGATCTTAGTGCTACCACCTGGGGCTTTAGCAATCAACTTTTTAATATTGAATACAAGTCTATGAAAAGGCGTATATGCAGCACGTTCATCAGATGTTTCAGGCTTTTTAACACGTTTACCTTTAGCATCAATAAGACCAAGCTTATATGCTTCTGTATCATCAAATGATGTGATAAGTAACTTAAGGAATCTAAAGGTATAGACCAGGTCACCTGCTCTTTTTAATACACCTACCATTATATTTTCCTTAACTTATCTACTACATATTGGTCCATCTTAACGTCCACATATTGATCGTTTCTTATATATTTTAAGAATAATAAAAATGGCTTTATGACTGGCCAATACTGTTCATTTATTTTAAACTCTAACATTTTGAGTGCAGGGTCAATACCATAAACATTGAATATCACAATAAAATGATTTAACAATAGTCGTTCTGTCAACTCACCAGTATTTACATAACGATGCAGCTGCCTTTTAACATATGTAAATCTTTTTAAATCATCATAAAATTCTTCAGCGTCAGCTGCAGTTGGTTTATAATAATGTTTTGCTGCGTACAACAAAAAGTTATCGTCTGATAACGTTTCAAATAATTCCATTTAGCTTACGTAAGGCAATAAATGTTCAATCATTTTTTCTTTTTTCAATCGACGGTCAAGTTCAATACCTTGCTCACGACCTAGTTCTTCTAGTTCAGCTTTAGTCAATGAATTAAGATTTTCAACATGAGCAGCTAACAGCTTACCTTCAGCATTCATATCCATAACAGACATTGTTTGCACATCTGCTGTCATATCAATAATAACAGCTTCTGTTTCTTTTGGAGTTACTCCAAGATAGTCATTGATTTGTGCATTACTAAGTTTAGTTGACACAAGTAGTTCACCAGTCTTAGGATGCTGCCAACCTTTATTTGTTGGTACAGCATCCTTTTGATAGTTTGGTGGTTTAATCGCCATAATATTCTCCTATAATTAAGCTTTCATTCCGGCCTTTTTAGTAACATCTTCCGGCGCATTCATTACATTTTTATCACCAGCTTTATTATCACCATTACGTGCTGGTGATGTTTTAGTAATACGACCTGCCTTAGAAGCATCATCATGACCTAGATCATCATAGTTGCTTACTTTACCACTTGCATCAACTGCAATGTCTTGACGCATTTTCTTACCACCAGGAGAATCTTTTGAATCAATTTTTTCTGCTTCAGTAGCACCTTTGTAATGAGTCGCACGATTCTCCATAATTCTATTATAGATTGGCCACTCTGTATCTTCCATAGCTTTTTGTTTCATAACCTTTGCAGCATTTGCAGCGTCTTTGGTTGCTGGGTGATTAGCACCCCATTTTTTTACCATTACTTTATGATGCGCATCTGCCTCTGCTGAAGCTTTCTTACGACCAGCTGCGGTATCCATTGTAGCTTCTTCTACAGATTCTCTCTTATCGATATAAGATTTTGTTTTACGGGCTTTTGCCATTTGCTTTTTAGCGTAATCCATTGAGCCCTGATGAGCTGCCCCTTGTGCTTGAGATTTACGAGCTGCATAAGTGCTGATTGCTTTATCCATCGAGATCTCATCGATCTTAGCTTCTTTTTGCTCTTCGGTTGCACCCTTTTCGGAATCAACCTTAGCCGTCATGGTAACTTCTTCTTTACCAGACTTTTTCTTTTTACGCATATGAGCAAAGTCTTTGGCATCGATGTCACCATCTTTGTCGTGATCTAGTTTATGCTGACCACCTTTTAGCTCTTCGTTTTTCATTTTTTGGGCCAGTGACGCAGGCATAGGCTTTAAAGATACTTTATCTTTTGGCTTTGCCATCCTAGCAGCTTTATCAAAATCTTTTTGATTTTGTTTAGTACCAGGGCGTGTGTCGTTAAATGTTTCTTGGACCTGTTTCAAAGCCCGAGCCATTTTGTTAATGTCTTCTGTTTTCATTGTACTTTCCTTACATCCATACTTGGGCTGCTATAGATCCTAACGCAGCAATTATCGCTGCCCAGAATAATTTACTAATAATTTGCACTGTATGTGCATTTTCTTCTACTTTACGTTCTATATCATCTAATTTAGATGAATGATTATTCATTCTTTCAAAAGCTCTATCATGATCTTCTTTAAGAGCACTTAACTTTTCTTCAGTACGAGCTAAAGATATCATAGCATCGGCTAAAGTGTCAAGCTTTGTTTCAATGCGATCTAATCTCGTTGATGTTGTATCAGCCATAGTCGTACCTATTTATCCTGTTCCAAATTCGTGACCAGCAACACGTTTCATTTGGCTATTAAATTCTGACTGTGATGGTTTGCTCTTATATAATTTAATGGAAATCTCGGGACGTTCTTTCCCTTTGATTCTCCAGTTATAACCTTTGTCCTTGTGTTCTGGTTTAGTCGTCTTTACGACACGACGTTTATAACCAGCCTCCCAAGACTCAGATTTTTTTTCCATAAAGGTTCTGAACTTGTCCATTACCACTTTACCTTATCTGCCCAATATGCTGCAGACATTTTGCCTTTAGCA